ATTCTGTTCCGGATGCATAAATCCAAACTTAAAAAATTCTCTAAGCACATACCTAGGGCAATGTGGATTTGTTTCTGACAAATTAAGTTCAGGATAGGCAGTATTCAATGAATCAATAATATAAGAAAAATATTTGCTGTTAAAAAGTTTATTATAGGTGTCGTCTTCTAAATTGTTCAACTCAATATTAGAATCTCCCGCTCGTAAAAAGGTCCCAGCAGTTAAGGGCAACAAATCGTCAGAATCAAATACAATTCTAATAACTTTATTTGATAATTCTTTACTGTCAATCGAATAATGCTCTGCTCTAAACAGTTTATTCTTATTGTACTGTTTGTTATTAAATTTTGTATGACTTGCGCCAAGCGAATTGAATGGATCAAAATCAATATCTTGTCCCATTATGTATTTGTTACACATCAACTCTAAGAAATGTCCGTGTGTTCCAGGAACAAAATCAATTGAAATCATAATTTTGTTTTAATTTCATTTCGATGTGTATGTGACCTGGAACAAAATTAAACAGGGTAACAATATATTCGTCAGGGACAATACTTAATAAATTATGTGGGCGATCTTCAAAGCGTGAATCGTTTAATGTGATTGTAGTTGTACGAAAAACTATAACAGAGGATTTAAACTTTTCAACAAAATATTGTATTGACTGTTTTAGCTCTGCAGAGTTTTTGTATTTTAAATAGGTCCCATTATCGTAAATCAAACTGTTTTCACCTACGTCAACAGTAGGTATTTTTTCATTGGTGAAAATATAATTAAATTTTTCTTTAGTGAATTTATAAGAACTACAAGTATCTAAATGTTCAAACTTAATAATTTTTTGATTAGGGAAGTGTTGTTCATAATACCATCCTGCACTGTCAATAATAACCTTGTTACCAGGTAAGTTATCTAGATTAATTAATTCAGCCTTTTCCATACTGACAACAGGATATACCTGTTTGTAAAAATCTTCTCGATTATCTTCTGTTACTTTAGTTTGTTGCATATACCCAAGTTAGTGGTTGTACAAAGTTAAAATATCGACCTCGGTCATTGTCTAACGATCCTGACTGCACTATATTGCAGTTTGGTAATACTTTTTTAACTGTCAAAATAAGGTTTTCGCTGTCGGTTTTGTTAACATTATCATATGTTAGTGTAGTGTCGTTGCCTAATAAAAGATAACGATTAATACCCAAATAAAATGTTTTGTAGGTCTTTAATTGCGATACGAATGTAATAAAGTCAGACAGATATCCTGGTTGGTTGTATATTGCAACAGCGTGTTCGCTTTGCTCATCTAGTATTAATCTTTGTGCAAACTCTTGGTCGTGACCTATATACTTTACACTAATATTCTTATAAAGATTTAGTATGATTTCATCCTGATCACAGTTGCTGTTACCTAATTGTACTGTGCGCCAACTCATAAGTTTCTATAAATGTCTAACAGCATTGTCGGGCTGTACTGATCGCTGTTAATACTGCTCAATTGGTTAGTAACAATAGTATCTACACTTTCAAATTTAATATTGCCCTGTGTATCAAACGAAATGTCCTCACCTATATGCTTTTGTGGGATAAGTGTGATCTCACGTAGTTTGTAAGTAGTTGCAAATGTTTCTTTAATAAATGTTGCTTCTTCATAACTGATCTCTACATCCAAATCAACACGAACGTGCATATTGGGCTGTAGTCTTGCTTCTGTATGTTGTAACAGGTCGCTCAATTGATACACACGATACTTGGGTTGATCATCCCAACTAAAGAATTCTGGATCCTTGCCCCACTCTAGTACCATCATACCACGCTGATCATCTGCGGCGTCAGCATAATTGTGTGGGAAACAGTTACCAATATAGTTTATGTTACGCTGTACCTGTCGTTTGTGGAAGTGTCCTGTGAACACAGTTTCAATGCCACCAAACGCTTCTGCTTTGATCTCACCGTGATCTGGCATCTGTACCATAGCGTTCATAAAGAAGTTGGGCAACTCAAAGTGTCCAAACATATACTTGCCTGAATACTTAGGAACCTTTTTATAATCTTCACCTACCATCCAAGGAGCAAATATAACATCGCCCTCTTGACGCCAGTCATTACATATCTGCACATTGGGCAAGTGCCTAGCCCATTCTACACTCTGCACATCACGCTTGTCTCTGTAGTACAAATCGTGATTGCCCGGAATAAAGAACACAGTATCAAAGTTATTGTTCAAGTGTTCTAATGCTCGAAGGCTGTAGTTTAGAGTAACAATATTAATACTAGCACGATTGTTATGCCAATCACCTAAGAAGATACAGGTCTCACATCCTTCTTCTTTTGCTTTGGCAGTAAACCATTTGATAAAGTTCAAACAGTCTTCGTTGTGTTGTGTGCTATTACTCTTTAATCCAAAGTGGATATCCGTGCATACGGCCGCTTTTCTAAATAGATTAGTCATCAAATAAGTTTAACAGATTAAATTGTATTTGCCAACAGGTATTGGCAAATTATTCTCCGCCGCCTTCGTCGTAAGTGCCGGAACTACCTCCGCCACTGCCTGCCCAACTGTTTAGGCCTTGACGAGTATAACTCGGAGTTAGATCATTCATTTCCAGTATGTCATCACGTAAGTTTTGATTACGTTTTTCCATATTCAATACTCTAGTAAATGAATTTGTGATAGCGGCAGTATAGTAGGCAAATGGGTTTTGACTTTTGCTCTCGTCAAACTGTAAACCAATTTGACTTAACTGTACCAGTGCAGTACTGCGCATTTCGTCATTATATGTGTACCCACGCCAGTTACTACGTGTAGCGTAACGTTCACACAGTTTCATAAACATATGAGCTAGTTTGTTAGTCATAGCGCCGTGTTCTTTTGAAAACTCACCTGTTTCAAAGTCACCAATCCAGTGGCTTTTGCCTACTAGGTACGGCTCACCTTCTTCTGTTACCTTAAAATGCTGGAATGGTGGGAAGTTGCAACGAATGTGCTTCTTAGCGGCGGGACTATCATCAACAATATCCTCATCATCGTCGTCACTGCTGTCATCATCGTCAACAAATAACTCTTTAATTACTTTCTTTTTCTTCTTACCACCACCGGGATCCATGGGGATATGATCAAAAGTCATTACCCTAAACACTACATCTGTTGCTGGAACATCCCTAGTGTTTACGCTAAAATCATCTAGTTTTAGTTTAACATCGCTGGCCGCTTGTGCAACATCGTATGCGGCACGCCCTAAACGCTCTGCACGTAGTTTGCGTCCGTCGGCAATGTTTTTCTTGTTAATCTTTTCTACGCTGGCAACAATAATGTCGTAATCGCCATCGTCTGGAGTCATAAAACTACAATATGTCTTTTTACTTTTGTGTATCTCCTTTAAGATATCTCGGTTATTGAGGTAGTTGTGTCGTTTCATTTGGTACGATCCTTTATATAAGCACTTAATTTAACAAATAAATAATAAAAGAGCAAGAGGAATTTTAAAAAATGGCAGTCGTAAAATCCGGAATGTTTTCAAATCCTGCAGTCCCGACTAAGGCCGGTGATCCTAACGGGCCACGCGGAGGTTTCAGTGATTCTGAGTTTAGAAATGTTAATGGTTCATCTCCAATTAAAACAGTAAACCTTAGTCCAGACCCAAGTAAACAGCGTTTAGATAATGCTGGGTTGAGTAAGGGAGGAGCAATGCTAGGATCGGGCGGAATTGAAGGTGCGTCGGCGGCACAGGGTAGAGGCCCGATTGAACAAATACCTAATACCAATGAAGTTAGCTTCATCGAATCGGATGAGAGCGCAGATGCACCGGCACAAGCATTTATGGATGGCGGATCTGCACAAAAAGGTCCTGCAGATTGGAGAATACGAATAAGTGTCGCTCCATCTTCTGGCATACTGTACAGAGGACAAGCTGGGATCATGTATCCATTATTAGAAACAGACGGGGTAATATTCCCTCACCTACCGTCAGTGACCCTTAATCATTCTGCTAGATATAATTCTACAAACTTAACTCACTCAAACTATACAAATTATTTCTTTGAAAGTGCAGAAGTGCAAAGCATTTCGATATCGGGAGATTTTACCGCACAGACTCAATCAAATGCTGACTATGTGCTTGCGGCCCTATACTTTTTTAGAGCCGCAACTAAGATGTTCTTTGGTCAGTCTGGAGAATATCAAGGTTCTCCACCACCTATAGTATATCTTGACGGATACGGTAAACATTATTTTCCGCACGTTCCTTGTTTAGTTACAAACTTTAGTCACTCAATGAGTGATGGTGTAGACTTTTTACCATCATCGAGCGGTACAAGAATTGCAACACTTAGTACATTTAATGTACAACTTCAACCAGTGTACAGTAGAAAACGCCAGCAAGAATTTAATTACGATGCGTTTGCCGCAGGAGCACAATTAGATAAAGGATTTATATAATGGCTAAGGTCAAATATTCTACTTCGAGCCCTTATGCGCATACCGGAACATACGGTGATTATTTAGACGTAATGACTAATCGTCCTATTACAAAAAAATCAGACGATGTACTGTACTCAATCGATAAGGTATATGAGTATCGTCCGGATATACTAGCATTTGACTTATATGGTGATAGCAGATTATGGTGGGTATTTGCGCAACGTAATCCAAACGTTCTTAAAGATCCATTACGTGATTTTAGAGCAGGTGCTCAAATTTATATTCCTAAGAAACAAACACTTACAGCAGATTTAGGAGTTTAATCTGTGATTGTCAAACCAGAAGATAATACCGCAAAAGGTCAAACTGCAGGTGGCGCAATTGAAACTCAAACTGTTCCTAGAAATCCTGGTGCGGGCGTAGTTGATAATTCAACAACAACTGATCAAAGAGCAGTAGCATTTGGCGGTGGTGCTGGCGGTGGCGGATTTAACAGTAATCAAGGAGCGAATGCCCCTGAGCTTACTCCTGAAGAAGAAGCAAAAGTTACTGGTCCAGTATTCAATCCTGAAGGAGAAGCAGTAGCGTTCCAACCAAACGGCGAGAGAGAAGAAGATCCTGTTGCTGAGGAAGTAAATTATGTTGAAGTAGGTCCTACAGAAGACAATACAGACTTGACCCAAGAACCAGTCGTACCAACTAGACAGATAGACCTATTTCAAAATATTCTACACAATTACGCTAGTCATACCTATAGGTTGAGTTGGTTTGCTCTTACCAAAGAAGATTATTCAACACTAACTAAAGACCCTGTTACTTTTGTTCCCAGCATTCTTCTTGTACAAAGCGGAGGAGGGCAAGGAGAATTTGGTAGACATCCTGATTTCGCAACAGACTTTCAAATTGATAATCTAAGGATGACTACAGTTGTTGGCTTGAATGCAGATGCAAAAGCTAGTAATGCAATCAGCATCGCTTTTGACATCTACGAACCATATGGAATGACGCTATTAGATAGAATAATCAGCGTTAATCAGGATATAGGAAGTCAGAATTATCTTACACAACCATACTTATTACAGATCGATTTCCTTGGCAATGCCAGCGACGAAGATAACACAGGATACTTTAGGATTGATCAAAAGCGTTTCGCTATAAAGTTTCAAAAAATGACAATCAATCCTGGGGAAAATGGAACAACATACGGTATTACAGCAATACCATACAATCATCAAGCGTTCCAGCAGACTTATATGACTGTGCCTGTCCCGCTGTCGGTTGAAGCAGATACCATTGGTAAGTTTTTTGATAATGAGAATGACGAAAGTAAAGTTTTTAAGAATGGAGTTTCTGAAGAGACACAACGAGAGTTTAATTCTACTACGTCCTGGGGCAATCAAGGGTTGAAGCCTGAGCAAAAAGCAGTCCAGGCCCAACGGTTAGGACTACAAGGTGCATTAGTAAAAAGTTTCCCGGCAGCATTTAATAACTATTGGCAGAGTATTTCCGGTCCAGAGTTTAAGTATAAACAGACACCAGTTCAGATTAAGTTTAAGGTAGATCCCAAATTTGTAGATTCTAAAATATCAGTGTCGCTGACTACAGAAACAAGATCGACACCAATGGCTAGAAGATATGATCAGGTTGGTGCGTCTTGGAAGTCACCAACTCTAGTCAATGGCAAAACAGTACAGGTTTATCAGGTTGCACAAGGCACTAATATTGTGGCCTTAATAGATAAAGTAATGCAAAAAAGTAGTTATATTATAGATCAAATAAAACAATTTGAGGAAGCAAGAGAGTCTGGCGAGAATTTAGATGAATTTAAGTTTTTAGATTGGTACAAAATTATCCCGCAATTAGATATCAGAGAGTTTGATAATGGCGAGGGACAAGATTATTCTAAGACGATAACTTACTCAATAGTACCTTATCGTGTTGCTAATGCATACCATCCTGATTTTAAGAAAACTAAGATCACCAAGAAGGATATAGTAAGAACATACAACTATAGATACACAGGATTAAATTCAGACATCATAAATCTTGATATCAACTTTGACAGTGCTTACTATACACAAATGACCACGTTTCGAAAAAGAAAAGCACAAGCAGGTGCTGGTCAGCCAAAGAGGGCAGAATCTGGATCATTTGACAATGAAAACAAATCAGCTGCCGTGTCGGAAGGTGCTAAAGATTTACCAACGCCAACAATAGCAGTTGGATCCGATCAAAGTTCATCAGGTCAACTTAATAAAGCAGATGACTTTGACAGTTCTGCTATAGCAGATTTAGCAAAAAGCCTTTATACAACTTCTGCAGGTGATATGTTAACTATACGGATGCGAATCATTGGTGACCCAGCATTTATTAAACAAGATGATGTTTATTGGAACCCCGCACAGGATAACTATAAAGATAATTTAGAAACAATCAATGAAGATACCCCTATCACAAACCAAGGTCAGATTATATTCGATGCTAAACAGGTTTTTGTGCAACTAATAATAAACAGTGCTACAGACATTGACGACGACACAGGTATTATTAATCCTAATAAAAAAATTAAACTTAAATATGGTCAAATTGATTCAACATTCAGCGGAGCGTTTAAAGTGTTAAAAGTTGACAACAACTTTAGTGGAGGACAGTTTACTCAAGAATTGACTATTATAAAAATGCCAAATTCTATTTTTGAGTCTGGTAATAACCCCGATGTAAAAACTGAGATAACATTAGACACAACAGACGAGAATGAAGTAAACTTCATCGAAGCAGAACCGGTGGAGTCTCCAGAACCACAGCAGATTAGTAACGCATTAGGTATACAGCCAGAAGCACAAAATGTACCAGAACCAGTACCAGAAACAACGCAACAGCCCAACAATGTATTTGGCATTCAAGGTAATGATATCAGTCAACTACAACAGGCAAATAATAATCCAGATGATGCGTTCCCGATTGTCAATGGTGCAGGCACAACACCAACTACACAACAACCTACACAGGTTAGCCCAGTTAACATCGACGAGTCAAATATAGATATTCCATCGAGGGGTATAAATCTGATAGGAAACTAATATGGCAAATACAACCAATAGAAAATCAGTTAAAGGTAATTACGATAAATCCAAGTCCACTGGTCTTATAACAGACTCGGGTCCATACATTGGAATCATAAAGAACAATGTCGATCCTGCTAGACTAGGTAGATTGCAGGTATATATTCCTGATGTAGGCGGAGATCCCGAAGATCCGTCATCCTGGATAACAGTTACCTATGCTAGTCCATTCTTTGGATCTACAAAAGGTACTATAAGCACTGAAGTTGTGTTTTCTAACGAGAAACAAACTTACGGATTTTGGATGGTTCCGCCCGATCTTGACAATCAAGTGTTATTAACATTTGTGAATGGTGATATCAGCAGAGGTTACTGGTTTGCTTGTATTCCCAACGTTGAATCAAAACATATGACTCCGGGACTACCTGGACTTAGATGGGACAAAACTGTTACAGACGATCCCGAACTTGAGTCTAGAAAACTTCGTCAGGGAGAAGTTCATTTACCTACTAGTGAAATAAATTTAAATGATCCTAGACTAGGCCAACAGGGTAATTTACTTAATCTTGACCGAGTAGCACACTTACCTCAAGCCAAGACAGTAATCGAACAAGGATTAGAAACAGACCCTACTAGGGGCACAATTACCAGTAGTAGCCAACGTGAAGCACCCAGTGGGGTATTTGGATTTAGTACTCCGGGGCGTCCTTATCCCGACATCGCTAATGTCTATAAAAATTCAATGGGTGACCCAGCTTTCAGACAGGTTATTAGAGATCTGTTAAATGACGAAGAACAAACAATTGAAGAAAGTCCGTTAAACAATCCCTTAGGTCGTGTTGGTGGGCATACGCTTGTTATGGATGACGGTGATGTCTATGGTGACAACGATTTAGTCAGACTACGCACTGCTGGCGGGCATACTATATTAATGCACGACACAGAGAACATTATCTATATTACAAATAAAAAAGGTAATGCTTGGATAGAACTTACTCCAACCGGTGCAATTAATGTATACGGCGCTAAGTCTTATAGTTTACGCAGTGAAGCAGACATTAACTTACACGCCAGTGCTAACGTAAATATACACGCAGGGGATAGTATTAACTGTTTTGCACAAGAACGTATAGAAACAGAAACAACAATTAAACGTGAACGTGTAAAAGATTTATACAATATTGATTCTGGCAATTACGGATTGTTAGTAGGTAATCAAATTAAAATTAAATCAGGTACTACCAGCGGATGGCACGTAGCATCTGGTGAATTATGGTTGACGGGTGGTACAGACATACACTTAAACACCAGCGGAAAAACTATCCCGGATCCGGAAAGCAATGCACCGTTTGAACAATTTCAAAAGCAGGATGTATTCTTTGATCCTGCAATACAACGCTGGGTAATAGATACACGTACAGAATATGAGTTTGAAAGTATTGCACCTTTCACTCCTACACACGAACCGTGGTCGAGAGAAACAGGACCACAAAAGTTAAATAGTGGAACATTAAAAGAAACTAAAAACCAATCAGACGAATAATGGCAGACTTTGGCATAACAGAAGCGTATAAAACTCCACTTACATCGGAGCAGTTAGCACCAAGAGAATCTCTTGGGCTAACAACAAGTCCGTTTGGTGTTAGGATTAAGCGTACGAATATAAACATTCCGGGGCTTTTGAGATCTGCCGTTAAAGCACTAATGTTAGAAATTGCCTATTTAGAAACAGGTAACGATAATACATATAATCAAGATAATCGTTACGGGAAATACGCAGTACATAAGAATACGCTGACAAATTTTGGCTATCTAAGTGCAGACGGAAGCGCCTGGACTGACAAGGAAGGTATTAGTGATACCGCCGGTTTTCTTGCTAGTACAAGATTGCAAGATAGAATAATGGAACGTTTTCTAGTAGAACAATATGTTATGGGAATTAATATAGGTAGCATTAAAGATAATGACTCTATCGCCACAGTGGCCAGTATGTTAGCAGTAGCGTATCAGTTTCAAGATTATGTTTATTCGATAACAGAATATGATTCAAGTTATCTTGTTAGTACAGCCGCAAATTTATCTACAAATTTAGCCAATACTTTGAGTACTCTTGGCTATGCTAATGTTGCTAAATCACACTACGACAATTCAGGTCTGTCAACACTAGCAAGTGACTTTACACAATCTCTTTCATTCTCTACAGTCAATAACGAGGTACAGAAAAGAATGTATGCAATAGTGCAAGATATAAACGATACTAGTTTAGTTACAACACAAACAGTCGAGTCTGCACTGTACGGGAACATTGAAGGTAGAAATAAACAGTTAGCTATTTCTTTGGCTCAAACAAGTATCACTACATTAAACAACAAAATTAATAACACATATCAGAATCTTCCTGCTATTAGAGCAAAACAGTGGAGATCAGCTGGAAATATAAATGACAGTCGAGGCAGACCTGGCGCACTATTTTTTAATGCTGGAAAATATGCTATCGATGTGTTAGATGCTGATGTGGTAACTGGGTAAATATACATATGGCTATAAGATATAAAGGTTTCAGTACCGTAAACAGAATTAAAAAGTTTCACTTTGTTGACTATGAATTAGTTAAGCAAGACTTAATTAATCATTTCAGCATTAGGAAAGGTGAAAAACTAATGAATCCAAACTTTGGTTCTATAGTTTGGAGTCTCCTTTACGAACCAATGACCGAGGATCTAAAGTCAAGTCTAATAGAAGATGTAACTAAAATAGTTCGATACGATCCGCGATTACGTGCAGATAGAGTTATTATCAATGAGTTTGAACAAGGTATAAAAGTAAGAATTGAATTAACTTTCCTCCCCGGAAATTTCAGCGACAGCCTAGTGCTAGAATTTAATTCTAACAGCAACGATTTAAACGTTTTATAATAATAGCACTTTTTAAATGCCATAAATACTGAATAATAGGTATTAATTAAATATGGCTACTACTACACGACAAACCAGTTTATTAGTTCAGCAAGACTGGACTAAAATTTACCAGACATTCAAAGAAGCAAACTTCCAAAGTTTTGACTTTGAAACTATACGCAAGAGTATGATAGAATACTTGCGTACCTATTACCCAGAAGACTTCAACGACTTTACAGAATCAAGCGAGTATGTCGCACTCATTGATTTGATTGCTTTCTTAGGACAGAGTTTAGCATTTAGAACAGACCTAAATGCACGTGAAAATTTTATTGACACTGCTGAGCGTCGTGATAGCATATTAAAACTAGCCAAGTTAATCAGTTATAATCCTAAGCGTAATATCCCTGCGTCAGGTTTCTTAAAGTTTCAAAGTGTACTCACTACAGAAACAGTATTTGACAGCGAAGGTAATAACTTATCAAACACCATTGTTAACTGGAACGACAGTACTAACGAGAACTGGCTAGAACAGTTCACAGCAGTATTGAATTCGTCTTTGGTGCCCACACAGGCCATTGGCAAGCCAGGTGCTACTAAAACACTGAACGGTGTTAAGACAGATGAGTACGGTGTTAGAATGTTAACTAACATCATTCCAGTGCAGTCGTTTAACGTAAGTGTGTCGGGCATTGCTACACGATTTGAGATAGTAAGTGCTACAACTGCAAACTATGAATATGTATATGAGAATGAACCTCGTCCTAATGGTGCATTTAATTTCTTATATAGAAATGATAATCAGGGCAACGGGTCTAATAATACAGGATACTTCTTGTACTTTAAACAAGGAGAATTAAAGAATCTCGACTTTAAGGTCAGTGACAGTTTACCTAATCGTGTTGTTAGTGTTAACTTTAATAACATCAACAACAATGATGTATGGTTATACAATTTAAACTCAGACGGAACTATTGACACAGAATGGACTAAAGTTCCAGCAGTAAACGGTATAAACGTAATATATAACAACACTGCTGACAGAAACCTGTACAGTGTTAACACTAGAGCAAACGATCAAATTGATTTAGTATTTGGTGATGGTTCATTTACTAATATTCCTGCAGGCAATTTTAGATTGTTTTATAGAATTTCAAACAATTTAACTTATAAGATCACCCCCGAAGAGATGAGCAGTATAACTATAAACTTGCCATATCGTAGTCGTTCGGGACGCACAGAAACTTTAACAATCCGTGCAAGTTTAGAATATACAGTAACTAATGCTACTGCTAGAGAATCACTTGAAGAAATTAGAACTAAAGCACCACAACAGTATTACACACAGAATAGAATGGTGTCTGGTGAAGATTATAACGTTTTACCTTACACAACATTTAGCACGATACTAAAAGCAAAGGCAGTTAATAGATCTAGCAGTGGTATCAGCAGATACTTAGATGTGATTGACTCTACTGGAAAGTATTCTAGTACAAATATATTCTCTCAAGATGGTATGATATATCAAGAAGAAGTTAATAACTTAGCTCTTACTTTTCAATTTACCAGTAGTAGTCAGGTTAACAATATAGTACAGTCTACTTTACAAAAACTGATCTCAGATAGTGAAGTAAAACATTTATATTATAGAACAGCTACACGACAAACACCAACTGCTACTTGGACACAATTAAGTAACAGTACCGGAAGAAGTACAGGTACTTTTAATTCGGATAGTTATATCTACTTAAGACAAGGTGCACTAGTTAAGTTTACTGCACCCACAGGAAAGTTTTTTAATGCACAAAATCAGCTAGTAACTGGAACACCCGAAACAGAGTTTCAAAAGACTGAACTATGGGCTAGTATCATAAGTTACCCTACTCCAGGTATCGGCAATGCTATTTTAAGTACAGTGATTCCAAGCACTGCCGTAGTGTCACAAGTTATACCTGTGTTTGAGAATTCGTGGCCTACTTCGTTAGTAGATAATATTGTTGCAAACATTTTAAGTTACAAAGACTTTGCACTCAGATACGACGTTTCTGAAATGGAATGGAAGATTATCGATGAAGCAAATATTGGAACTGGTAATTTTAGTTTAACCTATGCCGGCAATACAACCGGTACTAGTTTAGACAACAGCTGGTTTGTTAAACTTTCCTTCAGCAACGAAGAATATGATGTAACAGTACGTGGTACAAAGTACTTCTTCGAAAGTGTGAGAGAAACACGTTTTTATTACGACCCAGATGCTAAAGTATACGATTCAAGAACGGCAACAACAAGATTAGACGAGATTAAAATTCTTAGAACTAATACTAAGCCCGACACCTCAGATAGTTTATTCTACAGCCAATCTTGGAGAATAGATAATCGTGTATTAGCAAATGATGGAATTGAAGATAATAGAAAAATTTTAGTTACATTCCCAGACGACAACCTAGACGGTGTGCCTGATAACCCGGATTTGTTTATAACATTTGTTGCACCAACAGTTAATCCAGAGAACAAGTATGTGTATTTTATAAAGTCAGAGTCTGTAACCAGTTTCCTACAGTATGATCCAGTAGCTAGATCCACAGTTGTTTCTAGTTACGGAACAGAAAGCGACATACTAAACAATATCACATTGTATGCAATAGATACTGTGTTTTACGCATACTCAGAAGATAAGTTTTATCAGTCTGACGGCTCAGCACTTACCCTGCTTACTAACTACATAGCAAGAGTAGGTAGAGAAAACATTATGTTCCAATACACACATAATAGTCCTAATAATAGAAGAATAGATCCAAGTCCAAATAATCTAATAGACTTATATCTATTAACCAGAGAATATAGCGATGACTATACTTCATATATTACTGACACTTCTGGAACAGTAGTTGAACCCACTGCTCCTAGTAGCGAAGATCTAAGATTAGATTACAGCACCATCGAAAACTTCAAAACTGTTAGTGATAGTTTAATATACAATGCGGCAAAGTTTAAACCATTGTTTGGTAGTAAAGCTGATCCAGCACTAAGGGCAACGTTTAAGGTCGTTAAAAATCCTAGTGTTAATACCAGTGATAACGAAATAAAGAGTTTAGTGATTACAGCAATTAACTCATACTTTGATATTAACAATTGGGACTTTGGAGAAACGTTCTACTTTAGTGAACTAAGTGCTTACTTACATAGCGAACTTACACCTAACATAAGTAGTATCATCATTGTCCCTAACCAATCATCAAATAGTTTTGGAAACCTGTATCAGATTAATGCAGATGCAGATGAGATCATTGTTAGTGCGGCAACAGTTAGTGATGTACAAATTATTTCTGCTATTACAGCAGGACAACTTAATAGGGTATAGGAAGGTAACACATGGCAGTATTCAAAACGCATCAGTTTTTACCTGACATTTTTCAAACTGATACTAATAAAAAGTTTTTAAATGCTACATTTGACCAACTGGTTAGCGAACCACAACTTAAAAAAGTTAATGGATTCATTGGTCGTAAGTTAGCACCTTCGTATAAAGCAAGTGATAGTTATATCTTAGAGCCAACCAGCAATAGAGAAAATTATCAACTTGAGCCTAGTATTGTTATTAAGGATAAGTTTGCTAAAAATATCGACTTTGCAACTACCTATGTTGATACTATTAATAAAATTAAGTACTATGGCGGTCTAATAGACAATCACAATAGACTGTTTGATAATGAATTTTATTCGTACGATCCTAAAATAGATTTAGACAAATTTGTAAACTTTAGTCAGTACTACTGGCTTAAAGAAGGTCCTGACCCGATACAGATTACTTCTAGTGGAGTTAGCACTAGTCAGACCTTTACTGTAACATATAATCCTATTAATAACGCCTACGAGTTTTCAGGTAGTGAAAATGTACCTAATCCAAGTATCACCCTTGCAAGAGGCGGAGTATATGAATTTACTGTTAATAGTATTGGAAATAACTTTTATATTCAAGGGAAGCCAGGCAAGAATGGTATTGACCCTGATCTAAGCAACATCCAAACTAGAGATGTTTTTGGCGTTTCAGACAACGGTACTGATTCAGGAACTGTAAAATTTACTGTACCAAAAGCTACAGCACAAGACAAATTTATTAATTTACCAACTGTTGAAACTGTTAGTTACGCAACCGATCTTGCATTTAATCAGGTGCAGGGTGCCAAGCCACAAGACGTAATAGACAGTTACGGCGGGATTGACGGACCTATCGCATACTTAGATGGTGCTACTATAGTGTTTGTGAATCGCGAATACATCGACGATACTTTTTGGGTAGATACTGTTAGAACAGAAAACGGAATAGTTTATTTTGATCAGAGCAACCAAATTGCTCTTGCTGATCGTACAAACGTTTATACTATCAGCATCCAAGTTGATTCAGACGGTAACGACAGAATTGTTTTATTGTCTAAGATTGCTGTCCCTGAAGATCATAAAGTAAAGATTAAAGGTGGAGCATCTTATACTAGTAAAGAAGCATTTGTTCGAGATAGTGCATATGAACTAGTGCCTTACATATCGGCGCCGTTTGATGTTTTATATTACCAAAGTGACACAGATAGTGATGCTGTTGGAATTATTAATATCATTGAACCAATATCCAATGACGTTGACCCTGCTGTGGATATTGTTGGGGAATTATATTACACTAGTCCAAATGGTATAGTTCTAACAAACGGAATGAAAATATATTTTGATTCTAGTGTGCCTGCATCATGGCAGAACAAATACTATTACGTCGAAGGTGTAGGAACAGGTATTCGGTTAGTACCAGAATCTGAATTGATCAGCATAGAAACTATTAATGATAGTTTTGTAATTAGCGGTGGACTAGGATATGTTGTAGACGATAGACTTACTATTCAAGGCGGTACCTACGAGCGACAAGCAGTCGCAGTTGTTGATGCTATCACTCCAAACACAGCAACATTTTCTGTTGCTATCAACACCATTACTGGTGTAGTAACTGGAGTCACTATTGTTAACGGCGGCGCCGGATATTTAACTGCTCCTACACTCACATTTACTAGTCCTGCAAGTGGTAGTTCTGCCACAGCATCAGCAACTATTACTGCAGGTGTGGTTACATCAGTAACACTTACTAGCGGCGGAAACGGATACGAAGCGCCCCCAATACTTACAGCAACTGACCCAGAGTCTGGCGCTATAAAAAGTTTTAAAATTAAAGATCTTGGTGATTATACAGTACTACCTACTAATCCAGTTGATGTAACTGGCGGCTCTGGCGCAAGTGCGAGATTAGAAGTTTACCTTCAACCTGAGTACCCAGATTATATTACTATAAACAGATCTAGTTTGGATAGAAATCCATGGAGTCGAGGAAATCGCTGGGTTCATAGAGATGTTATAGAAAAAACAGCGGTATATAATAATTCTACATTAACATTCAACCAATCTAATCGTGCAAGCAGACCAATCATTGAGTTTGAAGCAGATTATCATTTGCACAACTTTGGTGCAGTAGCAAAACTACCTATTGACATATTAGATGATACTGTTGAAAGAGCCTTCCAAGAAGTTCAAGGTAAGATTTGTATTGATACTACTACATTTGCAGTTCACAATGAGTTAACATTGACTCATGGTGATAGAGTTGTTTTTGCTCGAGATCTTGACAATACCGTTAGAAACAAAATATACAATTTTACGATTGAGAAAGCTGTTGACGAACCTGCTGATGTTTACAAAGCATATTTGGTAGAAGCAGATGATGCTACTGTAGAAGAAAACAATACAGTGTTGGCTCTCTCAGGTAGACTCGGCGGACAGCAATATCATTACAATGGAACAACATGGGTAACTTCGCAGGCTAAAACAGCTAGAAATCAAGAACCTTTATACGACATAGTTGATGACCAAGGTATTAGTTTTGCAAATGGAACTACCTACACAGGGACAACATTTACAGGTACTAAAATATTCTCATACAAAAGAGGATCAGGTAACAATGACATCGAGTTAGGATTTCCGTTAAGTTATAAAAACTTTGCTAATCAAGGTGATATTGAATTTGAAAATAACTTTGATGCGCAGGTTTTTTCATATCTTGCAGGAAGTACCACTTTAATAACAGAACATAAGATAAATTCAGGTTACTTACAAAAGAATATAACAACAACTACCTGTACAAGAGAAAACATTTGGAAGATTGCTAGAACATTTAGTAAACAATTTAAGATATATGACTTTGTTTATGACGGAGTTACTAACTTATTCCCAATTGATAGTTTGCCCGATGTAAGCACAAACTTCCCACATATTAAAGTTTATGTTAATAATAAAATTTTAACTTCGGGTAATTTTGCAACTACACAGGTTGTAGATAGATTTGCAATATTGGTCAACCCAGATCTGATAGTAAAAGATGATGTTGTATTTGTTGCAGTGTTTAACGAAGATATTCCTTTAGGAGACAATGCACATTACGAAATACCTATTAACTTAGATATTAATACTCTAAATAAAAATCATTCAACACTAACCTTAGGTCAAATGCGTAACCATTTGATATCATTGAAAAATAATGGCCTAAATGTTGTTGGTAGTGTACCAGGTAACAGTAACTTACGAGATATAGTTTATAAGAACACCTGCGGTAGTATTCTTCAACATAGTGCACCTGCGGTTTATTCAGGTCTATTCTTAAATCACCCAACAATGAATTTTGTAAACGCTATTAAGTTAGCAAACAGAGAGTATACAAAATTTAAGCATAGATTTTTAGAGATCGCTGGAAAGACCGACCTTGACTTTACAAATGTTCAAGATAGTTTTGAAACTATCCTTACATCAATGCATTCAGTTAAGAATGATAGTTTCCCTTGGTACCATAGCGATATGATACCTCATGGAACTACTACTAGAACCTTATTACCAACATTTACTGTTATTGACCCTGACCTGGTAACATTTGAATTAACAACAGTATTCAATGATAAAGTACCAAGCAACAAAGCAGTTCTAGTTTATGTAACAAGAACAATTGACAATGTAACTAGCAAGACACTTGCAGTTAAAGGTAGAGACTATACATTCAATACAGATCGTGCCGCACTAACATTTACAAGCAATTTTAGATTGTTATTTAACGATAAGATTGATATTGTTGAATACAGCGACACCGACGGAAGTTTTGTTCCTGAAACTCCAACTAAGATGGGTATGTACCCTAAGTTTGTTCCTGAAAAATATTTGGACAATACGCTACGTACACCAGTGTACATGATACAAGGACACGACGGTAGTTTAACACCAGCATTTAACGATTTTAGAGACGATTTAATACTAGAACTTGAGCGTAGAATTTACAATAATATTAAAATTGATTACAATATTAATACTTTTGATCTTATTGATTATATGCCGGGTAAGTTTAGAGACAATGACTACACAAGAGCAGAATTTAACCAAGTATTAAGCCAAGGCTTTCTAGCCTGGGTTGGTACTAATCGTTTAGATTTCTCAACCACCAAATATTTTAGGAGTAGTGATCCATTTACGTGGAACTTTAAGTTAATGACTGATGTTGTTAACGGTGAAAGTTTGCCAGGTACGTGGAGAGCTTGTCATCGTTATTTTTACGACACAGATCGACCACATACACATCCCTGGGAGATGTTGGGCTTTAGTGAAAAGCCAGACTACTGGCAAGATCGTTATGGACCAGCTCCATATACCGGCGGAAATAGTGTACTATGGTCAGACCTGAGTGTAGGTTATATTCACGGTGGTGATCGTGCAGGTTTCGATTTACGCTATCAAAGACCAAACCTGTCAGACTTTATTCCGGTTGACGACAATGGAAATTTACGTAGTCCTGAACAGATATTAACAGCAGACTTTGATGGGGATAAGGCTAATGTCAGTTATGCTGTTGGAGATATAGGTCCAGTTGAATTAGCCTGGCGTCGTAGTAGTGAATATCCGTTTGCTGTGATGTTGGCGTTAGCACTAACTAAGCCAGCACGTTTCTTTGCACTTCAGGCAAATGTACACAGATATAATAGAAATCTGTTTACTGGACAATTTGAAATTAACGAAACAGGTCAGCATCTCACCCCTAGAGCAATCCAAGTTAATGGATATGTAAACAGTGATGGCACTGTTCAAAGAACTGCTGGTTATGTGAACTGGATTAAAGACTATATTAAAAATTTAGGGGTAAGTGATGCGTCTGGCGTCATAATTGATAACCTGTCAAGATTAAATGTACAACTTACATATAAAGTTGGAGGATTTACAGATAAAAAGTTTGTTGAGCTATTGGCTGAACAGAGTAGTCCTAGTAGTATTAATAATAGTGTTGTGATTCCCGATGAAAATTACAGAATACAAATGTACAAAGGATCACCTATTAGGAAAATTACTTATAGTGCTGTTATAGTTCAAAAGAGTGCTAGAGGATATACAGTAAGTGGTTACGATTTAACCAACCCATACTTCTTTATTATTCCTAGTATACCTAATAATAATGCATACGCAATCACCGAAAACGATCAGAGAGTTGTTATCTATAGAGACTTTAGAAAAGTAAAATATACAGTACCATACGGGTTTGAATTTAATACCGTACAACAGGTAGCAGACTTTTTAGTAAGTTATCAGAGATACCTAAATAGTCAAGGATTTGTATTTACAGATAGGGACAATGATTTAGGAACTCAGAAAGATTGGGTATTAAGTGTACGAGAATTTTTGCATTGGAGCATCCAAGGATGGCGAAACAATAATATTATTGCACTAAGCCCAGTTAACAATGTTTTAAAAGTTTATGAACCTACAGCAGTGGTTGACGAAATAAAAAATACTCCGTTCAACAGCAGGGTATTAGATGTAAATTTTGAGCCTATTATTAAGAATGATTTTACTGTTTATCGAGAAAGTAATCTGTTTACACTACAATCAAACAGCGGTCAAACTGTGGGATTCGCAGAACTTGATTTAGTTCAGTACGAACATCTACTAGCATTGGATAACGTCACTGTGTTTAATGATGTGATTTATGTTCCAGAATTGGGTAATAGGCAATATAGACTTAAATTTGTTGGTCACAAGACAGATGCTTGGAACGGTAGTTTAGAATTGCCTGGCTTTATGTTCTCCAGTGACTCAGTTGATTCTTGGTCTGCAGGATCTGATTATCTTAAAGGTACTATTGTACAGCACAAGAATCGATACTATACAGCATTAGAAAATATAACTGCGGCAACAGATTTCCAAACACTTAAATGGAAACAGATTGAAAAATCAGAATTGCGTAGTGGAATGGTAAGAAACTATGCTTCTAATGCCAAACTTGGTGAGTACCTCTATAATATAGATAATCAACCAGATAACGAAGATTTACAATTATTCAGCAATGGCCTAATAGGTTTTAGAGAACGAGATTATTTTACAAATCTTGGAATAGATGTTACTACACAGTCTAAGTACTATCAGGGATTGATAACACAAAAAGGTACACCTAATTCTATAAACGCATTAGAAGCTGGGGTCTTTGGCAATCTAGCATCTGACATAGATTGGTATGAAGACTGGGCAGTGCGTGTTGGAGAGTATGGTGCACTAGAAACAACTACATTTGTAGAGACTGTACTAGATGAAACAAAAATCAATAGTAATCCAACAACTGCACAGTTCACTGACAGCAATAGTCCGGCACAAAATGGTGTAGTAGAACTTACGGTTGACGATGTTTATAAAATTTCAGATGAATATACTTCAAATGTTTTCAGAACTGAAAACCGTGCTGAATCAAGTAAATTACGTCCGTTGCCTGTTGCTGGTTTTGTAAACTTGTCAGACATTGACACAACATTGTTTAGTTTATCAAACTATCAATCATTATCTTCTCTGACAGATAGCATTGGTACAGGGTACAAAATTTGGGTCGCAAAAGATTTCAATGACACCTGGAACGTATACAGAGCAAGCTATATCGATGGATCTGTATTTGTGATGCGACATCGCAATGAGGGAACTGTTGAAGTTGTCTTTAGTGCTAACCACGGGTTGGCTGTAAATGATGTTGTAGTTATAAAAAGTTTTGATGATAGATTTGATGGTGTATACAAAGTAGACAGTATTGTAGATTCCACTAGATTTAATATTACAGTTACACAGAATATAGAGGATCTGAAGAAAGAAGCAGTAGTTGTAGCAACTGGTATACTATACAACCTAACAAGTGCTAAGATAGATAAGCCAGCAGATATACAATCTGTTATGCCAGTAACTGGTTGGAAAGAAAATGATAAAGTCTGGGTTGAAAATTTAGACAGCGAAGGTAATTGGGGAGTTTACAATAAGACTAGCCCTTGGGTGTACAATAGTAAAGCAGAATTAGACGGTAGTAAATTATCAGGCAATGATAACTTTGGAACTACTGTTAGTATAGAACCTAATCTTGCACAATTGATGTATGTAGGATCACCAGGATCCGGAAGCGGAAGAGTTAACTCATTTGTAAGATCAAGTACAAATGCTTGGACTCCGTCGTTTGCATTAGGAGCAAGCAGTACCGGACTAGACAGTTTCGGGGACAAAGTTGTTAATGCTGAGGGATATGTAGCAGTCAGTGCGCCAGATAGTTCAAGCGGAAAAGGTTATGTTTATGTCTTTAAGGATGGTATACTACAACAAATTATTACAGATTCTTCTGCTTCTCCTAACGACAATTTTGGTTCAAGTTTAGCAATAAGTAGAGATGCACTATATCTATATGTAGGTGCGAGTGGTGCTGACAAAGTATTTTGTTATCAACTAAAAACAAGAACAGCACTCGATCCTTATAGCTTACCAGTAGAAAGATACGAATTGACTCTTGACGCAAATGTAACGTTTGCAGTTGGCGATACTGTTACATATCAGAGTCCAGGAACAACAACAACAGCCAGCGGTACTGTAGTTTTTGATAGCACCAGACCAGCTAATACAAGTGTTGTTATAGTTACAGGTAATATAGCGGCGTTCAGCGAGACAGAATTGATAGCAGTTAACGGTGCTAACGTTGCGGCTAATATTGTATCAACAGTACAGTCTGCGGCTATATCAACATTTAGTAACGTATCTATTCTCTCAAGCGATCCAACTGAAGTTTTAGTATACTCACAGTTACGTGCGGCAGAATACGTGCCTACAGTAGAATATACAGTCAGTGGAGAAGATATTACATTTACATCACCTCCAGCCGTAACTGAAGTTATACAGGTTATAAAACGTAGCAATTATTATACAAAGATTAGTGAGATCAGCGGAAACGCAAGTACTAACTTTGGTTCAAGTTTAGGTACAAATAGAGATGGTAGTGTTGTTGCTATTGGAAGTGATAAAGCAATCGTCAATAGTTATAGCAATGAAGGTTTAGTTTATGTTTACCATAGAACAATCACCGAACTAGTTACTGACGGTGTGTCATCCACGTTTACAGCACCTGATGCATTTGGTACTGACTACAGAGTTTTACTCGATGGAGAAGTAATTGTTGAAGGTGGTGATTTCTTTACTATTGCTCCAAGTAGCGTACAGTTTCCATCTGCTCCTACGGCAGGTTTAACTCTCAGAGTTGAAACAAACAACTTTGTACAAGATCAAATTATTACTCCAAGTCAGACCGGAGTAAACGGACAACGTTTTGGTACAGATGTTGCAGTCTGCGGAACAGGCTGTAACATATATTCAACGGCTCCATTATACTTTAAAGATATGTATTCATCAGGAGCAGTTTACAGATTAGTAAACGTTGGTAGACTATACGGTAATGTTACTGGTACTGTGAGCAATCCAACTGTTACAGTTGGCCAAAGTATCATAATCAATAACAGACCTGTAGAGTTTACAGGAACTTCATTGACTACAGTAATTAATAATATTAACGGAAAAAATATTCCGGGTGTAACTGCTAGTAATGTAGATAATAAATTACATATCTCATCAGATGTTCAAGTCGCTACAGAAAAATTAAACATCAAACCTGGTAGCACTGGTACAGCCTTAACTGACTTAGGAATTCAACTTTACAAACACGTACAAGCAATTAGTCACCCTAATCAAATAGGAGAGAAGTTTGGTACTTCTATAGGTATCAGTCAAGGCAGTGGTAAACTAGCTGTCGCAAGTGATGGGGCAGATATTACGGTACCTACTACTTTTGATAAGGACACCAACGAAACAATCTTTGACAGTTTATCAACATCATTTGTGAAAATTATAAAAGATTCTGGCGCAGTGTATATGTACGATCTAATGCCTAACCCTTTTGAGTCTGAAGAAAACCCAGCGGTATTTACTTTCAGTCAAAAGTTAATAGCGGCTGATGTACAAACAGGATATAACTTTGGTGCAGATATCGACTTAGTCAATGACATTATGGTTATTGGCGTTACAAACGATTCTAGTGTTGTTTTGGGTGGCGGTAGTGCTTATAGTTACTATAATGCAAACAGTAAGCCGGGCTGGGATTTAATTAGATATAAAGAACCAAGAGTTGCTATAGACAGCGTCAATTCAGCATTTATCTACAATAAAAAAACAAGTACTATCTTAAATTATTTAGATATCCTAGATCCTGTAAAAGGAAAATTACTCGGGGTAGTTGAACAAGAATTAGATTATATTGAAGAATTTGATCCAGCATCATACAATACTGGTACTATAAGTGACATCATTGTTAATAACTCTTTCTACTGGACCTCAAAACAGGTCGGTAAGACCTGGTGGGACACTGGCGTAATCAGGTTTATTGATTACGAACAAGATTCGTTAGTGTATAGAGGAAAGAACTGGGGCGGTTTGTTCCCAGGTAGCTCTGTTAGAATTTATGAATGGGTAGAAAGTGATTTTCTACCTAGTCAATATGTTGCAAACGGTGGAGACGGTATACCTAAATATGCTGACGATACAGCGTTTACACAAACAACTACAGTTGATCCTGCAACCGGTGTTATAATTAATAAATTCTATTTTTGGGTCAGCAACAAAGAAGGTGTAGATGCTAATTTAGCCAAGAGAAATTTAAGTATTTCGTTATTAGAAAGATATATTTCTAATCCTAAGGATCAAGGTATTCCTTATATTGGATTAACATCGCCAAGCAGTATCAATTTATACAATATCAATGATAAAACAGTTGGCCAGGATATTATACTTCATTTAGATACTTCTAAGATTAACAGTAGCAGTTTAATTCACAATGAGTTTGAATTAATACAACAAGGAAATGCTAACAGTTTGGTACCTAAGAGAATCTTAGACAAACTGAGAGATAGCCTTAGGGGTGCTGATGCAAATGGAAGAGTAGTTCCTGACACGTTACTTAAACCACAAGATAGAATTGGTATATTGAACAGACCTCGTCAAGGTATTTTCGTTGACCGATTAAAAGCATTAGAAGTTTATGTTAAGGAAGCAAATAAAATATTAATTAAGTATCCAGTACTTTTAATATCAAATCCTACAAGTTTATATCTTAAAGAAGACTTTCCTGCAGTCTACGATGCTGAAGTTGCATCCTTTACTGATGTTGAATATTTAGATACAACAGATTTTGCTGACGGTTATAAGATTCTTATTCCTGAGGACAGTCGTTATAACAATCGCTGGTCTCTATTAGAGTTCAACGGGGTGACTAGACAGTTTGAATTAATACGTGCGCAGAGTTTTAAAACTGATCTTTTATGGACGCCAAAAGATTGGTATGATAGTAGTTATATAGTAGGCAACGATATACATCATACTGTTAACACTTATGGTGATATTCAAACACAAACATTAAGCACTAATGACTATATTAAGATACTTGATGATGGAGCAGGTCATTGGGCAATATACCGTTATGAAAGTACAGGACAACTTTTGTTAATTGCTTCGCAGTCTGCTACTATAGAGTTGAGTAGATCTTTATTTGATGCAACTACTGGTGTAGGCTTTGATACTTCTGTATTCGATGCTACTCCTTGGGACAATCAGGCCGGAACAGAAACAGCAAACATTTTTAACAGTATTGCTAATCAAATTTTTATTAACAGTCTTGCTATTGAATTTAATAACTTATTCTTTGCATTAGTTAATTATATATTCGAAGAACAGAAGAATCCAGACTGGATTTTCAAAACAAGTTTCATTGACGTACTACACAATTTACGCTCACTTGAACAAATACCTAACTACAGCAGAGATAATCAAAACTTCTATGAAGATTATATCAATGAAATCAAACCGTATAGAACCCAGTTACGTGAATTCATCCCTACATACAATAAACTAGATGAAGCTACCGGTAATTGGACAGATTTTGATATCCCGTCTCGTTGGTTCGCTGATGAAAATAGATTTAGAGCTCCAAATATTCAATTAAGCTCAGACAGTACACATTTCACTACTGATTTGTATTCACCGTATTCAGACAACTATAAATTTAAGATTGGTGAAATTATTGTTGGAAATGCTGGTGTAAGATATACAACTATTCCTGCTGTAGAAATTACAGGAGGTGGTGGATCAGGTGCTGAAGCACGAGCAGTAATTAATCCAGGACAAGGCACTGTTACTAGTATAACCGTTACCAAACCAGGATCGGGATATACAAGTAATCCTACAATAACAATCAATGGAGTTGGTGAAGGTGCAACAGCTTATGCACTTTTAAATAACGAATACGACAGCGCAGGCAGTTATAACACTGTACGCTCAATCAACAGCACAATTAAGTTTGATAGGATAACCTACACAAGTAATGTAACCCAATGGCAGGCTAATACTGCTTATCCAAATACTATAATTGCTGACGGTAATAAAGCGAATGCTTATGATTTAAACAGAGTAGAATACAACTCTTATGTAGGTGTAGGTAGTCAAGACATAGATGTAACTGATGTGGTCTTCAAACCTGATGGCACAAAGATGTATGTTTCAGGAAATAATACTGATACAATTTACGAATATACCCTAAGTACTCCTTGGGAAGTTAGTACAGCAAGTAATGTTGCTATCGCAAATGTTTATACTCAAGATTCTAGTGTACAAGGTTTGTTCTTTAGAGACGACGGTGAGCGTATGTATACTGTTGGTATTAATACTGACAGCGTTTATGAATATAGACTTGCTACACCGTGGAGTGTAAACACAGCCGCTAATATTTCAGTTAAGAGTATCGTAAGTGAAGAAGCAAGTGCTCGTGCTGTTGAGTTTGATAAACTTGGTACACGTATGTACATACTAGGTACCCTGGGTGACACTGTTTACGAGTATGAGCTAAGTCAACCTTGGAAAATAAGTTCAGCAAGTTACAGCTCACGTAGTCTATATGTTGGCGGCGAAGATAATATTCCAACAGGTATGCGATTCAAACACGACGGTACAGAGTTGTTTATTGTTGGCCAGCAGACTAACAAAGTATGGAAGTATGCATTGTCTACACCTTGGGATGTTAGCACTGGTTCAGTAGTTGGTGATCATCTATTAGACACAACACAACCAACTGGAATTGCTTTTAAAGGAGATGGCACACAACTTTTCGTTGCTGATCCTAGTAGCGATTGGGTACAGCAGTATAACTTTAGTAGTGATGGTATTGTTCCGATTGAAGGTAATGTTTATATTACTAGCGGTAACATTATATTCTATAACAATACAGCATACTTGGCAACTAATGCTAATGTAAGTTCGCAAACTGTATTTGACTTTACACGTTATACAGAAATTAACAGTGGCAACGCACTATTAAGCGCCGCTGACAGAATTACCAGTTACTATGTGCCAAGCGAAGGTCGCCCAGCAAAAGACTTAGATCAGTTAATGTTTGGTGTAAACTATCCTGGCAATAAAGTACAAGGAAAAACATTTACAGCAAATAGTTTCTCGTTAACAAGTAATGTAATTGGATTTAGTTATACTGGACACAAAATCACCAGTGCTAATATACAGCAGGTTGACTTCATTGACAGTGGATTCAACCTAAATGATCCAATTCAAATCCAAGGTCAATATAACTTTAATTTTGAAAACAATGCTACATTTAGAGTTGTAAGTTTAACACGTGATGAGATGATGCTGTCAGGACAACCAATTGAAAGCGTTGTTACACTATTCTTAGGCGCAAACATCACTGCCAACGAAGGCGATTACATTACGCAATCTAACTCAACTGCTAACGCCAGAGTGCTACACAACTACACCAGTTCAGCTAACATTTCTGTTATACAAGAAAAGTACGGTTGGACTGAAATGGACTCTAATGTTGTTAGCGTTAATGGTGTTGTTACAACTGCTAATGTCAGAGACGTATTAAGCACAGGTACTGCTAACGTTAAGATTAATAATTTATACATTGACGATTTATTGGATAGTAATATTGTAAGTTTCTACACAGACACAGCAATTGGTACAAGACCAGAAGATATTAACATTGTTGGTGGTTTCTACTTAGATGCTTACAACAGTCACGCACCAGAAGAACTTGTTCCTGGCAGAATGTTTGACGCACTTGAAATGCGTGTGTTTACCAACACAGCATCAAACACTGCAAGTTATGGATTTAGAGTATTTGAACCAATGAGTGGTGACAGACGTTACTACAGAATTAATGCTAACAGCTCAACGACACTTAGTGCTAACTTGTCTATAGGCGATGTGAACTTGTTTGTTGATGATGCAAGTGTACTGCCAGATCCAGGTGCCGCAGTTGGTATCCCAGGTGAAGTATTCATTAACGGTGAACTTATTCACTACTATCAGAAATACGATGCCGCTAAGATCCTTACAGCAAGTGTATGGACAGCAAACACAGAATTTGCTACAGATAGTTTGATCACATTTGATAGCAACGTGTTCTTGGTACTAGGCAATGTATATGCTAATAGTACAAGTTATATTGATACAACAAACATTAAGCAAGTTTATGTTAACTCACTATCACAACTACGTCGTGGTGTTGATGGAACTGGTAGTGCTAATGTACACACAGCAAATACTCGTGTAGTTGATAGCTCATTGGCACAGATACTACCAAATATTGTACCAACAACTACAACAACGCTAACAGGTGAAAAAACTGTAACTGCTAATGTAACATGGCGTATAGGATTAAGCAAAACTATCAGTGCAAACATTGGTGACTATATGACAATGACCAGCCCTGCCGCTAATGTAAGAATACTGGACACAGTTGCTAATGCTAATGTGGTAGCAGTACACTTTGTCAGTGGTAACTTAACAATCGGAAGCACTGCTAACGTACTAATTAACGGCACTGCAACACAGGCTAATGTCGCAACAATGCAGATATTAGGTGCAGTTGAAAGCGACGGAAATGTCAGCGTTACTGGCAAGATAATTAAACAAGACTACTTGTGGAAACCATATGGCACTGGTGATACACTAGAGTCTAGCACTACAGAATGGGCTACCTGGATTAAAGATGAGAGGAGTTATACTCCATGATAAATTCCCAGATAAATACTGAAGATACGGAAAATACTAATATGCAAACTCTACCTGAACAATCAGATCTTGAACGCAAACCAGATGAACAAAGTGGTTTACACGTACAAGGTCATATTAAAATCTTTGACCCAGAGTCTGGGGAAGTATTCATTGACAAGCGCAATGCTATTCACTATGAAAACATCAGTGAAGCGATAGCATACAGTCTTGCCAACAAAGGACAAAGTTACATTTACGAAATGCACTTTGGTAATGGTGGTACAAGTGTTGACCCAACCGGGGTTATTAACTACTTGCCATCAAATACTAATACCAGCAACAGTAACTTGTACAATCCAACCTTTGCTAAAATTGTAGATAATACCAGCACACTAAACGCTGATCCTACACGTAACAAAATGGAAATTAGACATACACCTGGTAGAGTGTATACAGACATCGTTATAAGTTGCCTATTAGATTACGGTGAGCCCACAGGACAAAGCGCATTTGATAACTCAACGGCCCTTGATGACACATATACTTTTGATGAGCTTGGACTTAAAGCACGTAGTACAGACGGAACAAGTGGATTAGCAACAACAGGTAAGTTACTAACACACGTTGTATTCCACCCTGTACAAAAATCATTGAACAGATTAATTCAGGTTGATTACACAGTTAGAATACAGACATTAACTAACTTAACCAGTCAATTGTAAGGGTAGAGGGTTATGGCATATTACGTAAACAAAACAGATGGAACAGCAATTATTGTACTAGATGGTACTAAAGATATTACCAGTACAAGCCTAACACTCTTTGGTCGTCTTGCCCAAAACTACGGCGATGCTACTAACGAAAATTTCTTACATCTATTAGAAAATTTTGCCCTGAGTACAAGTCCTGCGAACCCAATCAAAGGACAACTTTGGTTTGATACTAGCGTTAACAATTTAAAACATTATGATGGTTCCAATTGGGTTACTGTAGGTACAAATATTGCAGGAAACGTAGATGTTGCTGGTAACTTAACCGTTGGTGGTGGTGGCAATCTAGAAATTAAAGAATTAAGTGGGTTAGTGCATATTACTAACACAAACAACAATGGTAACATTGCATTCTTTGCTAACGTAGGCGGAACATATACCAATGTATTAAACATACAAGGCAATACAGGATTAGTAACTGTAGCGGCAAATGCCACAGCAGAACTAGGTGTTACCCCTAAACTGCAAGTTGACAGTATTGATGCAAAAAATAGATACGATGCTTATGTTGCAATGACAGCCAACGTAGCAACAATTAATGCTAACCTTACAGCAAGAGTTAATGCAGAAACACAACTTACAGCAGACATTACAGCGGCCAACGTTGAAATAGACACAACACAGGCCAACATTGGTTCGTATCAAACATTCTCAAACGCAAGAGCAGATACAACTAGTGCTAATTTAGGCACAGTGGTAGGAACAACTATTCCTAACTTAGACGCTAATGTTGGTAGTTTCCAAACATACGCAAACGCAAGCATTAGTGCAATTAATGCTAATGTTACTGGTGCTAATACAAGTATTAGTACATTGTCTAGTAGACTCGACAGTGTTAACCTAGCACAAACAGCGGCATTATCGGCCAATGTAAATTTAAAAGCAGACATTGCTTCTCCAACATTTACAGGAACACCTGTCGCACCAACACCAGCTTTTGGCGCAAATACAACACAAGTTGCTACAGCTCAATATGTAATGACACGCAGTGTATTTTGGGACGGTAGTAGAAAGTTTGTTTCAACTAGTGACCCAACAGCCAGTGACGGCAACGATGGAGACATCTGGTTTAAATATACCCCATGACAACTAAAAAAATTGTTAAAGAGTTTACATATAGTCGATTCCCCAACGGAACTCCAGGTTTGGTCAATCGCACACTAGATGTATGGCCTAGTTTCTTAAACACATATGGTGTATGGCCAAACTTTGGCAATGGGATCGAAACACACACTCTAATATTTTACTGGACGGTTGTTAACGGAGGCCAATATAGATTTGAAGGCACATGTGACAATTCATTTGCTTGGTCACTGACTGACGCTAATGTTACTAATAGTGCAGGAGGTTTTTCATATCCGTCAAGTGTTGTACCCAGTGGTGGCACGTATGCTGTTTTGAGTGGTAACTCATGGCAAACCATATGGAGTACTGTTCCAAAAGTATTTACTGATCCAAGAGCGACCAATCTTGGTGTCCCGGCAGAGTTTTCCTCTGGGCAAAGAGTTAAAATGACCATAAGAGTCACAAACGATGGTGGTGCAGCTGCCTTTGCTGGACGTATTACTCATGTCGACTCTGGCACAATTGAATGGACATCGAGAGACAGCATAACTGATACAAGCACCGGTAGATACGTAAACACTGACTTCCCATTTAATTGTACTATGAACGTACATGCTTGGGGAGCTGGTGGTGGCCATGGCGGAACAGACAATCAGTCTGGTGGCGACGGTGCTAATGGTAGTTATAACACAGAATCGATAGCCATTGCTAAAGGCGACACTGTTGAAGTTATAGTAGGCACAGGCGGTACTGTGGGTATTGGTGGGATCGTCCCACCAATTGGCAGAGGTGGTTCTAGCAGGATTAACATAGATAGCGACAGCACTAAATCTTTTAGTGGCGGCAACGGTGGCCAAGGTATACTAGCAGGCTCAGGCGGTGCTGGCGGCGGAGCCAGTGTAGTTATGGTTAACGGCGTAGTACGTTTTGTAGCCGGAGGCGGCGGAGGCGGCGGCGGAGCAGGTATTGCTTGGCCAATTGGCGGAGGTAACTTTTCAGTACCAAATTGGGAAGGAATAATTA